TCTCTGTGTCTTAATCATGTTCAGAAGATCTTCTTCTGTTTCGTAGACCAGAATCTCATCGACGTATCTACAACCCTGTACCTGTACATACCTCTCATATACACTCTGAGTGGGTTTGTTCTTGATACCAGGTCTATCGATGGTTGGGTCTACCTGAAGTGCGACAATCAACCAGTCGCATAATTCCTTTTCCATCTTCAACATTGTCACATGTCCAGCATGAAACAAGTCAAAGGAACTACAATTAAAACCAATCTTCATTATCAAAGATCATAACCACATAGTATGTATTGTATGAAAAAAGGAGGTCTTTGTCAAGACCTCCCATCTGGGCTCCATGCACGCCAAGTTATTTTTATCACTGAGTAATAACTAAATCTCAGGCGGGGAGAATTCCCATCCGCACCAACTAATCTTTGGAGAATTAGTAAACTCAGTTGGGTCCATTGACTCCACCACTTAGTTTTACGAACTAAGAAACGCGGGATTGAAGGGGACCTTCACCGACCAGTACTGTTATAGTCCTTCCGTGACTCAAAGAGCACCTTTGGAAAGTTTTTCAATATTGAGCTGTTGATTCTTTTTAAGAATGTCAACTAAGACTTGAAACTTACCTTCAAGGTCAGAAGATGATGAGGCAGGTGCTTCTTCTTTTGCCTTGAGTTCTGATTTAAGTGAGAGAACTTCAGCCTCAAGAGACCTAAGTCTCTTCTCAACTTCTTGGTCATACTGACTCATGTATGAACCACTTTCAGATACTTTTCTAGATGCCATAATAGGGAATAAATTCTGACCTATTTATTTACCCTATCCCTCACATAACAAGGAACATTATCTGGATCAAGCCATTTTGTATATTCAAAGTCTTCCATTGCGGTTGACATTTGCATTCCGTTATCACACAGATACATGTCCCTGTACTTACCTGAGAAAGAATTTATTTTTTGAATTCTAAAATCAGGAGAACCATTTTCTAGAATTCCCTCTTCGATATATCGATAAGGAAATCTCTCAAGGAGAACCTTCATCAGGCAACCTCTTGTCGTTCCAGATCCTCAGCAAGACAATCAATCAAGATATCATAATCATCAAGTGGATCACCAGAAAAAGTAACACCATCGTTTTCGTAAAACTTACGAACCTTTTTGAAAAGTTTCGGATTCTTAACGTCAAGGAAGAAATCTCCATTCACTGCGGAACGAAGAGTCGTGATGTCTTTTTTGAACTTAGAAGTGATAGTCATTGTCTGTGTTGTTGACCTTAGTAGTATAAGGGTTTTGACCTTGTGGGTCAAGAGGACAGTCAGAAAACTGTCCGATGGGGGATGTGGGGATCGAACCCACCTTTCTCCTGTTATGAGCAGGGTGCTTTCACCAGAGAGCTAAACCCCCAATGGTTCTGCCGAGAATTGAACTCGGTTCACACGCTTATAAGGCATGGGCTTTAACCAATAAGCAACAGAACCTAAGGAGCTTCGTTGTTTAATTCTGTGTAGAGTTTATATGTGGGATCATCAGTCGGCATCATTACTGCTGCACTGCCGTTTTCATTGACTATCCCTATATGTTCTCCATCCTCTACTCTTTGTATCAACTCGTCCCATCTTTCTTGAAATTCTTGCACTGTGAAGACTTCCATAATTGATAATATTTAGTGGGGGATTGGTTACCCAATCGGAATGACACGATTCGAACGTGCGACCCCTGCTTCCCAAAAGCAGTGCTCTACCAAACTGAGCTACATTCCGTGGCGGAGAGTCAGAGATTCGAACTCTGGGTGCTGTTACACACGCTTGTTTTCAAGACAAGTACCATAAACCACTCGGTCAACTCTCCAGTTATCGGACTTCAAAGTCCAATCTTCTGACCTTTCTTTTTCTCCTTTCTTCTTGATAGGAGAGATCAGAATTACTTAGGAAACTTTTTGAATTCGTTTCCTTGTTTGATTCTACCATAACAACCTTTGTAAGGTCAACAGCAGTCACTTTGTCTTCAATTACCGTCATCATATTAGGACAACCACAACAATGTGTGTGATGGTCACTTCTGATTTCTTTATTGCATTGTTTGCATCTTACGGTAATCATTGTTCATGAAGGCAATTGAGACATGCTCGAAGAGGGATTCGAACCCCCGACCAATTGCGTGTAAAGCAACTGCGCTACCGCTGCGCTATTCGAGCAGACTGGCCCACTAGGACTCGAACCTAGGACAACAGAGTTAACAGCTCCGTGCTCTACCAACTGAGCTATAGGCCAATGTTATATGTTTTTACCTTCTTCTTTGCGTAGTTTGAAGTAGAGTTGATAGTACCTCTTCTTCATTTCTTCAAGAATCTGGTTATCTTCTATAAAACCAAGTCTTTTAGTGTGTGCGTAACACCCCTCAAGTTCTCCAATGAGTAAAAGGATATCAACTGGTTTCATGATTATTTATGAAGCCATCCTGTACAAATATACTTAGTCTGACTTTTGGGAGGATAACCCCTGTGAAAATATTCCCAAGTTGCTGGAAATAAACAAAATCTACCAGTTTTTGGTTGTACTTTAGTACCATCCATGAATTCAGTGTAACCATCTTCTTCAATGTCGTTAAGATACCAAATGAAAGTAAGAACTCTCATTCTATGATAACCTAACATTGAATCAGTGTGCCAAATGTAACCTCCACCAGGGGTCGTTCTTTGAATTTGATATCCAGTATCATCTAAATTAGAAAAACGAGAACGAAGATTAATATTATTTGAACTAAGAATTTCTCTATTAATATAATCAAATAATTGTTTATTTAAGCAATCAAAAAATACACTATCCTCTTCTGACCAATTCTCATAATGTGAAATATTGAGGTCCATTGAATCTTTGACAGATTTATCAACTGTTGGACCACCAATACTACCTATACAACCATCAGACTTTTGATCGTCACTTTCAAATTTTTTTATAACATGTTCACAAAACTCTGGGGTTAGAGTATCATCAACAACGTAGATAAGATCTGAAAAATTTAAAGACATAAGAATATGGTGTGTATTCCCTTTCGGGAATGGAGAATAGGAGACTCGAACTCCTGACAGCCTGCTTGCAAAGCAGGTGCTCTACCAACTGAGCTAATTCCCCTGGAGCCCCTGACAGGATTTGAACCTGCGACCTGAGCTTTACAAAAGCCCTGCTCTACCACTGAGCTACGGAGGCATACATTACACTTATCCGAATGCTTGCTATGGGGTATGTAACCCAACATTCTGACAGTTTGATAATGGAGTAAGACAGGGGTCCTCCCTGAATATCCAAAGGGGGCTGATTCCTAACTGCAGGGTTTCGGTATATCCGAACCGCTAGGCACCTTTGGTTGGAACGTCTCAAGTTCCTGACGACTCGTGTAGGATTCGAACCTACGACCGACTGCTTAGAAGGCAGTTGCTCTATCCAGCTGAGCTAACGAGTCAAGTGGTAGTTCCTATCGCCTCTAACCCTGAACTACCAAGGGGGTTACAGCAGTCAACGGAACTGATTGATACCAGTTCCAGAGTTCCATCCATTTGGACCTTCATGGAAGTTCTCAGAACCTCCTTGTGTCTCTTTGACAGTGGTCCAGTTCTTAGTTGCCATCTCATACATCTCTTGATGGATGTTTGGTGACTCAACCTGGTGGGTGGTCTCCCTCTCGACCTTCTTATTATGGTCGATCTCTCTCTGTTTGTCAAGGGCCTTTTGGGTAAGGACTGGTTTTCCGAACCACGGATCCTCAGGAAGAATGACTGGTGCGGGAACAGACCTGAAGGGTGTGAGAGGTCTCACAACCTTCTTTACAACCTTTTTAATTACATCTTCACTCTTAGGAATAAAGATATTATAGATTGACTTGAGTTTGGACTTTATCGTTTTAATCATACCAAGACCATTTTCTTGCTGTAGTCATATGCATACTGTTCACGGTAACCTTTAATACCCCAACCCAACCAATAGTATGATGGTACCATAAGTTGTCTGATCGTTTGACCACTTCCTTCGAACTCAGGAAGTACCTTTTGAAACTGTGGTTCATTAACCATCCAGCGAACCTGACAATCTAATTCACTTGGGTTACAATCATATTTAACGGCAAAGTTACCAAGACCACGATATCGACTAATAGATGTCCATTGAATCAAACCATAACCACCACTATGACATCGTTCATAAGGTACACGAGCACCTCCCTCACAAATGTCTGGATGAAAGTTAGACTCTGATTTGATATTTCCCATGATCGTTGCCAGTGCGTTACGATCTTTGATATTAGTATAGTCTTGAAGTTTTGCAAGAACATACTTTTCGTTTGGAGTACAATCAGGACAGTCCCACTTCTTCTCTACAACTTTGATGGGAATTGCAGTCTCCTCATTCTCACTCACATCTACTTGTTCTTGACTTGTTACTTCGGTCAACTCATCTTCAATTGTTGATGCAACACATGCTGTACTTACGAACAATGCAGATGCGAGAAGACTTGAAGTAAAAAATTTGTTAGTCATAAATGAAGTTTTTCTAAACATTAAAATAATCCTTACGGTAGTACCGTCCGAGGATGTTGGAATTGTAATACAAGGGTGTCTCGTCTGTCAACCGCCGAGACAGGACTTCATTGAGGAACAATTGTCTGGTCTCCTCAAAATTAACCTTTCCCTTTGTACTATGTAGTGACAGAATACTACGAGAAAATTTATCCTTACCAAGAAGAGTCACGTCCTCTTTTAATTCAGGACAAGACCCATAATATTTTTTCCAGTCAGATTCTTGTTTTACTTTTCTACTTTTTCCTTTTGGTTTTCGAAACGACCAAAAATACTTTCTACCAATGTAACATCGGTTGTTGACGTTATTGGTAATGAGATAAACAAAGCCAAAGTTGTCCCCAATAAAATCAGAGGTAAAGGGTTTACCTTCATAAATCCAGGGGTTCTCGTAATCACACACTCAGTCTTCTTCATAGTCCTGAAATATGTAGTCATCAATTTTTTTGGCTTGTTTATCTCTGGTATATTGAATGAAAAGGCCTATGACATAATCATTCCAATCACCATACTCTTTATCAGAGTTTGAATCCAGAGAATGTATCTTTTTTGACATCTTGTTTGATACCACCGACCACGTATGATTCCACCTCTGTTTCCTGCGGGGCAACCTGAAGACCTTTAGAAGAGATCCAGTGTTGTGTCCATGGAAGGGGATTATTCTTGGCTGCAACATCATAAACTGGTTTGAGACCAATGGCCTTCATTCTACGGTTAGCAACCCACTCAACATACTTCTTCAGAAGTGTGTCATTCAAACCAATCATACTTCCATCTCTGAAAAGATAGTCAGCCCATCTCTTCTCCTCATTCACAGCCTTGTCGAACATTGCATACATCCACTCCTCTTCTTCCTTCATAATCTGTTGCATCTCAGGATCATCACCTGATCTCCACTTATTCAGGATGTTCTGAGTGATGGCAAGGTGCTGGTTCTCATCTCTTGCAATCAGAGAGATGATTTTTGCAGATCCCTCCATGAGTTTGAGTTCACCAAAGGCGAAACTACAAGCAAAACTAACGTAGAACCTAATACCCTCAAGAATGTTAACGTTTGCAACTGCTCTGAACAGTTTTCGTTTGACATCTTTGATATCTTGTTGTGATGTGTGTGTATCACGGAAGTCTTCCTTCCACATATTACCATTACCCCATTGTTGGGCACTGTTGATAAAGTCATCATATGACTCAGTGACACTCTTGGCACGTTCGAGAATTCTCTCGTCAGTAATGATGTGATCAAAAATATCTGATGGGTCGGGGTAGATATTCTTGATGATGTATGTGTAAGAACGACTATGGATCATCTCCATAAATCCCCAGACCTCCATACATGCTTCAAGTTCAGGGAGAGAACAGTAGGGAATGAATGCCATCCCTGGTCCTCTACCCTGAATTGAGTCCAACATAATCTGATACTTCAGATTAGAAGTATAGATGTGTTTCTGTTCTGGTCTGAGCAATTGATAGTCTGCTCTATCCTTTTGAAGGGAGACTTCCTCAGGTCTCCAGAAATATCCTAGTTGTTGTGTTGTAAGTCTCTCAAAGATAGGATACTTATAAGAATCGTATCTTTGAATTCCCAACGGTTTACCAAAAAACATTGGTTGTTTTTTAGAATCATGGATTTCGGTATTGAATACCGTCATCCCTTCCACCTTATCCATCGTAACATTATCCACCGATGAAACCTTAAACTGCACAGGATTCACACTCTCCCTCCTCTACTGATTCTAATTCTTCTAACAAATTATTGAGGTCAGACTTCTCTTCTACCACTTCATCAGTCTTGATGTCGTAGGTGTTCTGGTAATAAGAAGTCTTCCAACCATACTTATATGTAGTCAGAAGATCATTTGCCATCTGAGAAACAGGGACCTCATTGTCAGGATAGTTCTCTGGGTTGTACGACCAGTTGCCACTGATTGCTTGGTCAAAGAACTTTTGCATCACTGAAACAACATTGATATATCCAACATTGCTCTTCATTTCCCAGAGTAATGTGTAATTGTTTTTAAGTGATTGATAAGACGGTACAATCTGCTTAAGGGGTCCTTTCTTACTCTTTTTAATGGACAGATAG